TGGAATTAAAATAATCATTTATGTTTAGTAAAAAAGCTTTAAAAGTTGTATTTGTGTTATAATCAATTAACGAATCTATATTTTTAATTTTTTCGTTTCTAGTTTCTTCATTATCATCTTCACTTAGATTAAAAATTATAGAGGTATCAACAACATCACTCTCCTCTTCTTCCCTATCAAACATATTTACACCAAGACTAGTAATGGTGGTCGTACAATCAAATCCACCATCTTGTCTAGTAGAATATTCATAATTAGATATCACTCCAGCCATAACATCTATATCACCGTAGTTATCCACTATTTTTGTCTGATAATCTTTAAAAACCTCAGGTTTTATTTTACCACCCTCAAAACCAAGCTCTTGTATAAAATTTGGCATCCTTAATAGAGATTCTTTATCATAGACCCAACCCCACTCAACTAAAACAGAGTGACCATGTTGTAAAAAATGTGGTGTTAATCTAGTTATATCTTCAAAACTCCAACAACTCCAATTAACGGTTGCTCTTCTACTAGCTTTTAACCCACCTTGAAATTGTGCTTCAACTGATTTTAAACCTGGAATAGGTCTTCTGAATTTATTTTCAGTATTAATGTTATCGTCAAAAAAATCATAATCGTTAGGTTTTTGTATTACACGAGGGCCGTATATTTCATTGTAACCCTTAGCTAATTGTTGTGAACCGGCTACACCAAATCCCTCAGAATCAGTTGTACCATACGTTAACTCACCACCCATTAATATAACTGGACCTTCTATACCAGAAGTCATTCTCAAAAATGGTGTTCTTGTTGCTAGTTTATCATACGTTAGTCTTGGTATGCTATTATTAACAGTTGGTTGATTTACTCCAGATTGTATCTCTCGGTTTTTACTACCAAGTAATCTTTGTTTTTGTAATAACCTTTGTTGGATTTTCTTTTTGATTGGTTCGAGATTTACCATTAGTAACCTCCGCCTGTTCCTCCACCACCAGTTGATGAAATACCACCACCAGATGTTCCGATATCCTCTTCATTTATATTATTAAAATTTTCTATGATTCGTGTAACGTCTTGTGGAATTCTTAAAAGTGTTCCTGGTTTTAAACCCATTTGACCACGGATACCATTTGCTTTAGATATTATCCACCACAAACTTGTATCACCATAGTATTTGTAAGCTAAATTCTCTAACCTCTGACCAAAGACTGAAGTGATAAAAATATCCGTGTCTCTTATTGGTATTTCTGGATAGTAAGTAGTACCATATACTCTTTTACCTGATTTATCTAGTTTTATTTTTATTTTATTGTATCTTCTCATAATTTTAATATGGGTCTTGTTCTTTTATCCAAGGTAATTCATAATGTTTTGATTCGCTAGTTGGTAATCTTTTACCGACGTATATAAAATTTACTGCTGTTTGTATGTATTTAGGTAATTTAAAATTTTCTTTAATTTCCCAAGTCCCGCTGTCTTGAACTGTATGTGTGAGACTACTGATATAACCTGGTGTGTCATTGTACATATCACCAATAGTCAATCCACAAAAAGGAGCTATCATTGATTGACCACCACCAGACACATTACCAAACGTGGGGTAAGTTAATCCTGATAAATAATTTATTTTTCTCCATAATACTTCTAATTCAGGTTCAGATTTTGGATATATATCGAATGTAAAACTTATCTCGCGTTGTGTTCCTTGATAAACATAAACACTATCTGGTCTTCCAATATATCTTTCAGAAGAGTACTCTGGTGTGAAAGTATCTGTTATACTACTAAGTATTGCTCTGAAAACAATTACTTTGTCATTATTAAAATCTCTAAATCTAAATGGTATTGAATCTAATACATCTTCAGTTTTACCATCAGGTGTTATAGCGTCATCTCTTATAGCATCAGTTCTAAAACCATAAGGTATCAAATTGACTTTATCTTGACCATTAGCACTTCGTACTTGTAATTGATATTTAAGTTGACTATTGTCGTTGTCATCTTTAATCGGTACAAGTTCTCTATTTCGGTTTTTAAGTGAAAGACCACTTAATAAATTAGATAAAGTAAAAGCTTGATATCTTGCTTGATTAGCTGGTGATGCTAATTTAGATAATGATAACTCACGAAACGATGGTAATCCACCTTCTAAATTTTTTCTAATAAAATCACTAACTTCTGGTAAATCAATATGACGTGGTGTTTTTACGAAACCTTGAGCATTAAGTTGTAATGATAATGGATTATAAATATTAGCTCTCTCACCCAAATCTCCACCTGGGTTAAGTGTTTGTAAAAACTGTTGTTTAGCTAAAAATGCAATACCTTGACCTGATTTAGTTAAGAAATCTGTTGTACGACCTATATCAGCCGCTGTTCTACTTGCATAAGTACTAGCTCCACCTCTAATTAATTCTACATTGTTACCAACCACTGGTGAGTTACTTAAATTCCACCGTTGACCAACATCTCTTATAACATATGGTTGTGTGTTACCAAACTTACCTTTACGTAAACCTAAAGAATCTGTGGTACTCTTACCTCTAGAGTATAATTTCTCAAGAAAATTATCTTTCTCGTGTAGATTTAATAACCTTGATTGATTTTTATTTACGTTTGTCTCAAATGTATTCTTATCATTAAACTCTATTGTTTTATTACCACGTTGGTCTATAAAATTTGTTTTAGGAAAACCCTCAAGTATAAAATCCGTGTTCTTAGAAGTTTTTCTTTGTGTGAATCCTTCAGCCCTATCATTACTAAAAAAGTCAACCCTACCAGTATTAACCGTGGATTTTTCAGGTGTTGGTTTTAGTTTTTTAATTTGAGATAGATTTGATGTTAATTCTACTATTGGCATTATAAACTATCCCTTATTTGTCTTAGTAATCTATCACTAGTAGGATTAGATACTGTTTGTGTCTCACCACCAGCACTGGCAGCTGCACCAGTTACTGCGGCTGTATTTCCCCTAACCGCTCTTGCAACTTGTTCAACTTGTAATCCAAAAGCATCAGCTAGAGCTTTTCTCTGAATAACGTTGAGTCTATTAAATTCAGCTTCATCACCGACTTGTCTTCTTACCTCTTCAAGTAATCCCTCTTGGTCACCTGTAAGTGCTAACTGTCTAGCTCTATCAAGATTTATTTGACGACCAAGTAACAGAGAAGCTTCTAATTGTTTTTCAATACTAGTTTCAAACTCTAATAATGACTCCGTAATACTAGCTACCGCACTTAGTTCTAATCCTAACTTTTTAGCTGATATAGCCGCTCTTACTAGATTGGTTCCACCATCTTTTGCAAACTGAGCAAAGAATTCTGTTTGACTTGCAACATCACCTAATATCTGACCTGGTGATAATCCCTCTAACTCTGCTAGAGCACCTAATGACTCTATTTGTGCTATAGCACCTCGTTCACCAGCGGCTCCAACGGCATCTAACACAGGTATTAGTTTTGTAGCTGTATCTGAGGTTACTCCCAACGTACCTTGTATCTGAGCAAAACTTCTAACTAATTCATTCGTTACTTTTGCTTGACCACCAAGATTTGCTAAAATATCTTTTTGTATTGTAGCTATGTCTTCTTCAGTTACACCAAGTAATTTAGATTCTAAAGCTAGTTGTTTTTGTTGAAATGCTAATCTAGTTGAAGTAGCTAGAGTTAAACCTAATTCTTTTCTAGTGTCAATTACACTTTTACCAAACTCAACAAATTGTTGTACTACTAAAGCACCAGCTGCGGCTAAACCTAATGGTAAACCAACTAGATTCTTAATTTCATCGAGTCCACCTGTTAGTAACTGTGATAGTTCGGCTGATTTTTTTGTTTGTTCTGAAAATTTAGAAATATCTCCTACTATCTCATCTAGATTTACTTTCCCTAATCCGTCTAAGGTTTTTATGTATTCTTTTAAATCGTCTAAACTCTGTGTACCGATACTTTTTTGTAGTTCACCTACTGATTTTATACCCTCTTCTTCGTTTATAATCTTACTACGTATAGCCTCATCTTCTAATTTGATTCTTCCAATCGTACCAAGTGCTTTTCTTTTCTTATCAGAGTCAACTTGTGCGTTAATTACTTCTTGAATTACACCTAGAGCTCCTCTTGAAGCATCCGCTGTCAGACCAGCTGTTTGTAGATTTTTAATTCTAGCATCATCTAAGTCTTCAAGAAGTTGTTTTTCAAAATTTAAAGATTGTCGTTCTAAATCATCTAATTCTTTTCTTCTTGATAATAATTTTTCTTGGGCTATAATCTTTTTATCGAGTCGTTTTAACACCTCGGCATCAGCTTTATTAGCCTCTTTTTGTAACTCAAGACTTTTTATCTGTAATTCTATCTCTCTTTGGGATTTAGCCATTTATTAGATTCCGTAGATTCTTTGTATTTTTTCTCTTTGTTCAGGTGACATTTTTTCTAAAGCTTTCTCAAGACTCTTTAAAATCTTTTGTTGTGAAGCTTTCATCTCATCTGAAGCTTTTTTCAGTTCTGGATTTTTTTTAAGAATTTTATCTATTTGTGATTTACTAGCTACTTTTGGTTTTTTGTTAGATACCGCCTTACCTATTGCAGCACCAGTGAACAAAGCCGCTAGATTAGATATTATACTTTCGTTTATTTTAGACATCTACTTCTCCGATTATATTAAGGTATAACTCAATAATAAATATCTATTATAATTATTTTACACTTCTTGTGAACTTGTTCATTTGTTTTTGCATCTCCTCTGATTCTTTCTTATAAAAGGTTGTTAGTCTTTTTAAATAGAACGTACGAAGATACACTGGTAGGTTATAGACCTCACCAAAAGTGAAACCACCCTTAGAATTAAGGATTATTTGGAATATTTGTTCGTGTATTTCTCTTTTATACTCAGGTGGAAGGCCAAAAAAATCGAACGGTGATTGGTATCACCACTTCTGTCTCCTCTCCATCGACCATTATTTTAGTAGTCATATCGACATCAGGTGTTATCGATAACATATGTTTTCTAAACTCAAGTGAATCTATAGATAAAAACTCGTTATCAACAAAATTATTGATTGTTTGTCTATCTGATTTACCATCTACTGAAGTAATTATATTTTTAAGTCTTGTTGTTAACTCACCAGTTTGTTCTTTTGATAACTTTTGACGAGCTTTAACTTCAGCGTCAATATTCTTTTCATCTTTACCAGTTAATAACTTGAACTTAATTACCCTTTCTGATTTAGGTAATTTATATTCAAACTCGTTTACACCACGAGGGTATTTATTTAAATTTATTTTTACTGGTTCAAGTGTTGTTAAATCTACGTTTTTTGGTTCACCATCATATGTAATCTCATAATCTTTACCATAACCGAGGA